TAGCTATGGCTATGAGGGATTCAACAGGCCTTGCTGCTCATCAAATCAGGACAGTATTAGATGGTACTGCTAGTATGCTTGTTAAATCAGGAAGGGTTGGTTCTGGAGGCTTACAAGCCATGACATCGGAAGGTGTTACGGAAGCTATTCAGGAATATATGGCTATCCACGCTGAAGGTAATGACATAACACCTGAAGAAATGGTTAATCGTATAATGAATGCTGGCTTTGCAGGTGGTATGTTAGGTAAGTCTATGTCTTATGCAGGTTCTGGTATGGGGGCTATCGGTAATGCCAACACCATAGCAGGTTTAAGTAAGACTACCAATGAGCAGACCTTATCTAGGCAGACTAGAGCAATGGATGCACAGAACCACCCCGGTAAGGTAATGGATGTAGAGCAGGTGATATTTGAGACAACACAACAAGCTGTTGCAGACGATACAGACCCTACTCGTAAGAAATCTATTGGGGTAATGGCAGCAGCGCAGAAAGAAGGTGAACCTAAGGGTAGACTTAACAGAACAATAGGCAGTATCCCCGGAGTAATTCGAGGTCAACTCAAGAACACTCTATCTAAGTACCAAGGTACTAAGTGGATGAGTATGATGGGCACTATCTTAGGTGTCAATAATGCTAGAGGTGGATTGGGTTTCGAGGATAAGCGTAGGGCTGAACAAGCTCGTATTGCAGGAAGGAAATCCTTCGACAGTTTAAAAACTAGTACTGACGCAGGTCATAGTGGTTCTAAAGCCTTCTCTAAGAAGATATATGATAATAACGCTGCCGTTCTTGATATATTTAGAGATATGAATGCTAATAATCGTAGTGCCAGTCACGCTGTAGCATCTAGTAATGTTAATTTCAACAAGACTGAAATAGAATTCCTACAGGAAGTCTATGATGCTAATGCCGATGTTAATGATAGCTTCGATCTATCCCAAAGTGTAACCAATAAGACTGTATCTAGACATGCAGTATATAAGAATGAACCTAAGTTAACTGCTATAATGATGAAGGAATTAGGTATATCACAACAAGAGGCAACAAGAGCTATACAATTGTTTTTAACTAACGATCAGTATATTTCCCCTCTTGATCTGATAGACCCTGCCAAGATACCTTCTGCCATAATGGATATGTATGATCCAAAGTTTGTTAACACTATTGAGAATACCTTTGGTAAGATGGATGGTGCTAATGCCTTTCTGGACAATAACATCTTTAACAATATCATAAATAATGCATCTAAGTTTGCTAATAGGACTGTCTATGATAAGTACATAGGTGAGGACGGCTCTAAGTTGGCCAATATACTAGATCTAGCTCGACAGAATGGTGAGATTACTGCTGATGAGAAGATAGAGTTAGCTATAGAGTTGAAGGATTACCTTGATCAGATATCAGGTGACTACCATCGTATAGACAGTAAATTCTACAGAACCTCTGTAAATAATCTAAGCTTCTTAACAGCTATGACGGCGTTACCCCTTGCTGCTATTAGCTCTTTAGTTGAGATAGGTTTTGTTTTATTCCAGAACAACCCTGCACCTATGCAAACTGCATTTATCATGGCTAAGGCTACTGTAGCTGAAATGACAGCCACTATGAACGAAGGTGTAACAGTTCTTACTCGTGGTAAGATACCTATGAGAGAATATACTCATAGAAAGATGCTACGTGAAGGTGGTTATCTACTAGATTCACAGGCCCCTGCTGCAAGGCAAGGTGCTGAGGTTAGCCCACGTCAGGCTGGTGGATTAGGTGTATTCTTTAAGGCTAGTGGATTAACAGGTCTAACTAACGTCCAGCGTTATGCCAGAATGGCTATGGCTAAGGACACAGTAGACCACTGGGTCAGTCAAGCTATGACTTACGAAGGCACTGATAACAGGTATTACTCAGAAGCTATAGAGCAATTAGGTAATCTAGGTGCTAACCCTGATATCCTTATGCAGTACCATAAGTCCTATGATGCCTATATTAAGTCAGGTATGTCACCAGCAGCAGCAGCAACACTTTTAGAAACCAATATGCCTGAATATCAACAACAAATGGAGTATGCGAAACTTAAATTTGTAGATATGGCAGTTGCTATGCCACAGATAGGTAACCGCCCTAAGTTCTATAGTGACCCTAGGTATAAGTTGTTTACACAATTCCAAGGTTATATATCTACTGCAACAGCAAACTTATTACCAATTATGTATAATAACTTAGGTGGCAAGGAGAAGTTACCTATGGCTAGGGTGAATGCTCTCAAGACATTAGCATCTCTTATTGCCATTTCTATGTTAGCTCAAGCACTCAAAGACTCTGCTAAGACAGCTTTTGCAGATGATGAAGCTAAGGAGAGAAAGGAAGATTATCTTAATGATTGGCAGAAGTTTTTGAGAGGTATATATGGTTCAGGTGCTATAGGTGTATTTGAACGGCCTATAGACTTCCTAATGCCAATATACGGTGCCAGATCTACAGCTACAGGTAATGCTTTGGGCAAAACCGGTATACCCTTTGTGAAAGGTATAGCAAATGCTGTTATAGGTGAAGCCCCAGGCCTATCCTATTTAGATAGTACATTCAAAGCTGCCCATAGTGTAGCTACCCAAGATGAAAATGCTCTACGTAACGTTATTAAAGTAACCCCCATGGTAGCACCATTCAAAGACTGGTGGGCACCGTATAAGGAAGGAAATTAACAATGGCTAAGTCAGGTTATAATGCAAGTGCAGTAGCTCAGAGTCGTGCTGGGTATGCACCCACTGAATATGATAAGATGATGGGTTCAGTAGTACCTACTATGCCTTCTGAAAGGATTGCAGGGCAGATACCATTACCCTATGATGAGCAGCAAGCTGTACCAGTCACAGAAGGTCAGATGGCAGAGTATGAGCAGGCTGTCCCACCAAACGGTTGGGCACCTGTATCATATGGCCCTGAAGGTCCACCAGCTCCCGTTGCACAGCAAGCAGAAGTTCCAATACAAGCGGGTAGCAATGTAGTACCTATTATGCCGATGGAGCAACAGGTTGTAGCGAATCCTAATAACACCAACAATGTGGTATTACCTACAGATAAGATGACAGGTCGTAGGGGTTTAGATAACATCGAAACTACTGCACAACCTTTCCAACCTACTGCATTTGATCCTGATGAGGTCGTACGTGACCCTAATACAGGCCTCGAGCTATCTGTAGAGGCTAAGAAGGCTTTATGGGATAAGGAGCAGAAGTTTCAACAGGAAAGAGTAGCAAATAGTAGTATGGATCTCACCGCTACAACTAGAGAGGAAGTGAATGCGTCTATTAATAATAACCGTATGAATGGCCCTAAAGAACTTGGTGCTGTGTTTACACTGGGTGAGAACCTAGCTAATGCTTTACTCGCATTTACTGGTTTTTTCTCTACACCTGACAATGCTCCTGATATTTTTAAGGGTAAGGATGTAACACAGATATTAGCTCATCAATTTAATACAACAGCCTTGAAAGTTGTTAACGCTGCAACAGAATCTGCAACTAAGGTGTTAGCAGCTATCGGTCAAGCTAAGTTGAGGGGTGCTATCAGGCAGGAGGTGATAGAAGGTGATTTCGATGTGGATGCCTTCTTTAGCGAGAGCGGAGAGAGTGAGAGTCTAATTAATGATGCCGATGGTACCATGGGTGTCGAAGTGGAAGCAATGCACAGATGGTTAGCAGCATCTACTGACAGTATCATAAGAGGTTCCGACCAAACCCCAAGTCAGTCACAGGGTGTGGGTAAAGCTGGTTATATCTTAGCACAAGGTTTAGAATCTGCTGGTTACATTATGAGAGATGATTACCAACCTTTAGATGTGAATACAGGTGAACCTAAAGGCCCTAGGATTAAAGCTTATCTTCTTACTGCCAAAGGTAAGGCTGCTGGTTCTTCTTTAATGAACTACACTACTCATAAAGGTATGAGGGGTGGTGCTTCTGCTATGTCAGGTAACACTACTGAACATATAGGGGCTTCACAATTAGTGGCAGGTAAAGGTGATAGTAGCAGGGCAGGACGTGATCAACCCGGTAATAAGGGTGTGAAAGTTATGCGTAAACTAGGTCGAATGATTAGTAATGCTATTAAAAGAGTAGATACTAATATGGTGGCCTTGTCAAGCACTATGCTAGCAGGGCTAAACACTACACCATCGGGGGATGCTAACTCTTTCCTTAATCGTTTTCATGCTATGGCTCAGGATATACTTAACATAGACCAGAAGACAGTAATGGAGGCAGAAGAGTTTGGAGGTAAGGGAGTAGAAAGGAATATACCTATAAATGAATCAGCAAAAGCTAAGAAAGCTAGAAATGATATCTCTAATATCAGCCAATTACATGCACGTACCCCTTTACACAAGACCCCTAGTTTTGTAGACCCTTCTTCTTGGCGTAACTATGGTACTGTGTTTGACTCTAATGGTCAAGAGTCCATTACTCATCGTAATGTTGTTGTTGGTATTGCACAGTCAGTAAATATAAAAGGTATGATGCCTGCCAAACTCAGTGATGGTAGTGAGTTGGTTACCAAATCACAGATGGATGCCTACAATAAATGGATTAAAGGTGACTACCCAGCCAGCCCTACTGTTACTTATGTGGCCCATATGATAGCACTAGGTAATAGTTTAGTTCGTGGTTCTAGGGATTATAGCAATCAACATACTCTGAATCAGATGAATGGTAACACACTACTAGAACACGCTAGAATAGGTCGTTCTATACAGAAGTTTATAGATATTAACGGTGAAGTGCAAGCTACCCTTATTAAAAGTCCTGAGGAGCAAGGTAACCCTGCTGTAGAAATTAATATGGAAGGACTCACAGCTACGGAACAAGGTGATATCTTATCTGTTATGGAGAAGATAATATCTACTGGTAGTGAGAAGGAGTATGGAGCTATATTTAGGGGTTACATTGTTGCGGCTCAATATGCTGATGCTCATGCATCTGGTAAGAGTTCTATGTTTGTATCATTACCTACTGCGGCAGATATGAAGTCTGCGGGTCGATTATTCTCAGCTGTAGATATTATGGATGATGACACAGTATCCCGTGTGGGTATCGCTATGAATGCTGTAGCTGATGGAGCACCTGAGCATAGTGCCTTCCCATTAGGTAACCCTAGGCTGTTTTATACGCAGACATTAATAGAAGCTTTAAGAAGCCCTGATAATGGACCTAGTGGTTTCCCTAGAGGTAATGCGGATTTCACAGAATTCACAGCGCAACAATCAGCAGAAGTTGCAACATTACTTAGTGCTATGATGGACAAACAAGGCCCTACCTTTGCTGATATGACTGCTAAGTTGATACTTATGGTGGCTGACTATGGTAAGGCGGCAAGTCAGAATACTTTCGAGGTTAGTGTATTCTTAAGGAAGGCTGAAAAGAATGATCCTCAATTATTTGCTGAACTTCAGAATATATTTGAAGGGCAACCAGAAGGGGCTATAAATCAGTTCTTCGAGGAGGCTATGTGGAGTGCTACCACACAGATAGTTAATAGTAAGAATTCTGGTACTATAAAAAGAATGGCTGAAGCAATGGCTTTACTTAACGTACAACCTTACTACATAGGTATCGGTGGTATGCGTGTACGTATTGGTAGAGGCATACAAGAGGTTATGCCGGGTTATACTTTCACCTTACAAACCCTACATGGGTTAGAGGTTACTAATCTACAGACACAGTATAATGTAGATGATCCACTTCAGAAATCACCAGCTAGAATGTTGGAGGATGGAAGAACTTGGTATACACCTGGGGTTGCTTCTGCGGCAGTTAACGCTACAGCACCTGCAATAGGCCACTCAAGAGAATCAGCAGCAATGGCATTAGCCTTATCAATGGTTGTAGATAGACTTGGTGAGGGTATATTTATAGATCAGGTGTATGACTCTGTGACGTTAGAGCCGGAAGCCGCTGCATTATATAATCATTATCTTAATGAGATAGCCTTGTTTGAAGTATTAGCTGTTAACGATGCACACCAACTATCTCTAGCTTTTTGGGAAACCATGAAGACTGAGATAAATGGTAAGCCTGCTGATAAAGCAACAGGTGAGCCAGCTATAAAAGGGATATTGCATAGAGATACAGTGACAGTTGGTCCTAGTGGAGAATTCTCTGGTTGGACTACTAAGCTAGATGAGGAATGGGCAGCGTTAACCACACCTCATGATAAGAAGCTAATTAAGAGTCAGAAGTTCTTAAACAATATAAAAAGTGCAGAAGGTAATCTAATAAGGAAATTACATGCGGCTCAAGAGGCAGGCTTATGGAATCCCCCGGGCGACCGAGATATAACCCATACAGCGTATAGTAATAAGAAAGGTGTACCTGACAAAACCTATACCTTCACACCCAGAACCCCTAACTTGGATATATGGCTAGTGGATGGTAGAAAGTTTGGTACATGGTTATCTCTGCATGTAGTTAAAGATCTTAAGAAGAAAGGAGAAGAGTTGTGGTCCCCTAGCGACAGTAAGCGTCGTATAGAGTTCATAAAGCGTATGATGGCTGTCCAGAATAAGGCATTCCAATCACAAGGATTAGATTTTTAATTAAGTAATATCGATGTAAATAAAAAACCCCCACAGGATATCTAAGAATTAACTTAGGTATCTTGTGGGGGATTTTTTTATTTCTTGTTCAGTAACTCTGTGTAGCCTTTTCTAGCGGTAGCATAGTCTCGATTAGCGGTTATACTAGCCTCACTAGGTGCCATGCCAGTCTTAAGGTAACCTTCTTCGTTAGTCTTACGATAATGTTTCATGACAAACTCAGGGCCTTCCTTAGTGTACAGCAGACTATCAGGTATAAACACCTCTACTTCTGCCATATCAGCTTGCCACTCCTTGTCATCATAGTCGTAACCCCTAAGGGCACTCTTGTTGTAACTCTTTTGTTCAGCCATTAGTAAAGCTCCCTTTTGCTATCAAATATACCATATACAGTGCTAACTATCAGTATCGGTAACCATACAGCTACTAAAACCATTACGATAACCATATTAAACCTCCATCCTCCAACTATTAAGTAAACCTTGGTCTGCAAGCAACAGTTGGATATGCTTCAGGGCTTTAATGGGGTTTTCATGTGTAGATATATACACACTATTAATTTCTCTGTCATACATTAATGCCGGGGGTAACCCTTCCTTTGCACAGTATGCTTTATCATCTATATTCGTAAACCCACGAAGATAGAGATGATTATAATTTTGTTTAATCATAACACCTCCTAACAAAAGAAGTAATCAGAGTGTAACACTTCTGATACGTCTAGTGTACCTTCTACAGGTAATTTAATGTTGCCCATATCTGATTTAGATAAGACATTGTCTCTGATATGTTCGAACTGACCTTTGGGTCCATACATATCTACGAATACTTCTTTAATAATAGTTGATAGTTCTTCTACATCACAAGCATGGGTAGCAAATGAATCATGTACCGGGGCTATCTCTCCGCTAAACTTATCTACTACTAACGCCATATGAGATGCGTCTTGTGAGTGTATATAGTTAGGAGCTATACCCGACGCATAACCTTGTTTGTCAGGTATTGTGGTCTCCACAGCTAATACATGCTTAAGTCTATTACGTGAGCTTATTCCCTTTAATACAGAGTCTATTTTCCATTCCTTCATAAGGTAGGCTCTATACTTCACAGGGAATCCAGAGGGGGATACCCAACTTAACTCCTTAGCACCATTACCTTTGGCAATGTAACTAGATATCATGTTGAACTTCTGGCTTAGCTTGTCTAACTCGATTATGTCTTCATTAGACTTTAATTTCTTACGTTGAATAACTTTCTTAGCAGCTATCAACTTACTTCTATCATGTTTACTAACAGATTCACCTGTTAATTTGTGTAAATAACCTGTCTCACCTAACTCATAAGCAGCTAGTTGTTGGAGGAAAGTTTTGACCGTATCCGCACTAGGGCATACTGAATTAATAGCTTGTATAACAGACCTACTGAGTAGAGTACAATCAAACATATCAATGCTGTATTGATTAGTGAAACCTTCGGTGTAGCAGTCTTCATACATATTATCCGCTATACGTGAGGTCCCAGCAGCATACTGTCGTACCATAGTGGCACGTTTAGTAATACCTTTTCTTATGTGCTTCATAGGTATCTTACGTGGGGTGAACCAATCGGGTAAGCTATCTACTAACACCTTAGCCACCTTGATATACAGATCACAAGGTACATCTGTCTTAGTAAGCCCTACCATAGCACCTGTTATTGGGTCTTTACTCATTGCAGCGCTGTGTTGAATACCATTGCACATACCATCAATGGGTATGGGGAGGTGCGATATAACTTCTTCCCCTTCTTCACAGGAATTCCATGCTAACCACTCACAGGCACATGCAAAGAATACTATAGGCTTTTCACAGTCAATAAATTGGCCTTCAATAGCAGTAGCTAGTACCATATCATAGTTTTGTTCTAACCACCTAACCCTATCATCAAGGTTCATCTTATCTACAGAGATAGATTCTAACCCTTCCTTCTTTAATAGTGCTTTATAATCATATTCACACCAAGAAGGGATAGATTCTATTGCATACGATTCATTAAAGCTATTAGCCGTGTGTATAGCCAACCAAGTGACACCTTTAGGGGTCAGGGGCTTTCCTTTTCCGAATTGTAGCAAACCTCTTGCTAGATCACCTCCTTGATAATTCAGGAACTGCTCTCGGATATAGTATCTTCCTCGATAGTCAACATCAACTAGCTGGAAGAAAGGCTTACCATATCCTTTAAGGGTGCTAGCCTTCTCTTTAATGATTTGAAATTCATAGTTTTTACTACGGGCTTTAAGTACTTTCTTTTTCTTATTCCATAAATCTACTTCAGTAGCGTAGCAATTCTTAGTTTCCTGGGTTTCTTTTTTCTTTAGCGCTGTATAAGCTTTACGTACGGCTAACATAGAACCCGCTTCAGGTAAGGCTGTTTCCTTATGTAGAAAGTAACCTGTGTTACTCATCATAGCCTCATAAACACTTTCGTTGATAGACCACTTCATTTTATTTAGGGAGTTAAGCGATCTAAGCCAAGGTTCATCGATGTATTGTGGGAACTCACGTTCATCTTGAACACCCCATCGTTTAATTGCGGGGTAACCTAGGGTGTTTAGCTCAGTGATGCTCTCAGGCTTATGTAGAACAGTGTTGGGTAATAGCGCATCCCTAACAGAGTTGGGTACGTCACTAATAAAGCCCCATAGAGGACCCGGAGTGACCACGTAGGGGGCTGTGATAGCTCTGTCGGAAAATCCTTCTTCTCTAAATGTAGATATACAATCTTTAGCTTTGAATGCTTCTACAAACAGATCACCAAGGCGTATGGCTTTATCTTTAGGTAGTGGGGTGCCACCCATATAGGCACTTAGGGTTTCCCCGATAGATACAGATACCGAGGTTAGCTTAGCCATACCTGCTATGTCTCCATTGGCATCTCGTGAGAACTTTAATTGCATTTTCTCAGATGCTAGGTATACCATAGTAGGTAGCTTGAGCTTATAGTCAGGGTAAAAGGCTAATACTATGCACCCGGTATTGCCTCTAGGGCTGTTGGTGTTAGCTTTTTCAATACGTTCAATCAGATATTCAGCTATTTGTTCGATTAAATTCATCGCTACGCTGCTCCCTTAGAATGATTTTAGATATTTAAATACTTCAGTTCCTTCGCCATAAGCTATTGCTAACTTAGGCTTTGACAGTATTGCTGCTAGTACATCCTCCTTGGGTATCTTAGTTGATTTTATAAGAGGTATTATATCTATATCCTCTAGTTTTTGCTCGGTATGGGTACCAAATGCTGTTAATTTATACGATAATTCGTACAATAAACTATCTAGAGGTGATATTAACAACCCCATATCGTCTACTACACAACTTTCATATCGTAATGGTTGCTCAAGTTCTGGTGAGTCTATCATTAATATATCTCCCTATCGATATCTATCATTCCAAATGCAACACTAAACACCATTACAACTACCCAAATACCTAATAAAATAACCATTAGAAGTCCTCCTTTACTGTGTTAATGCTTGTTAATCTACCTGTATCAATGTCATATGATGCGGCACCTGCACTACCTGTTACTCCTGAGAATCTATTCTTAAGAACAGAGAAGTTTACTGTACTACGCTTGATTGGGTCATCAGATGTTAAGTCTCTAGAGAATCCTATGATATCAAAGGATACTTGTTTAACACTACCTGAACCTTTAATATCATCTAATGAAGGCATTTTACCTTCTTCAAAAGACTTACCTTGTAGACCTGTTTTACGTAGGTGACTGATTAAGCCTATCCACACTTGATGCTTGTTACAGATACGTAACAGTTCATTCATCATTCTATCGGTGGCTTCGTTACCTGTTAATTTCTCTACGCCTTCACTTACAGCTATAGTTAAATGATCAAGTATAAGATACTTACAACCCATCAGAGCTAGGTATTCAATCTTATCTACTAGACTACCATCAGATACAGCGCCTTGGTGATCTAGAAGAATTAAGCGCCCATCACTAAACACTTCATCAAACGCTTTTCTTTCTTCTTCTTCTGTAGTATCACCTGTAGACATATCTTTCATAAGTTGCATACCTATGAATTTACCAGCAGTATAGCCGACAGATTCTTCTAGAGATATCATACCAACTTTCTCTTGGGTGGTACTAAGAATGTGTAGTACAGTTTCTTTGATGATGCTACTTTTGCCTATGGAAGTACCTGAAGTAAACAGGGTTATCTCACCTTGCCTAATACCTTTAAGCTTTTCTTGTACAACAGATAAGCATGGTGGATAGGGTATGGTGGGGATTTCCTTCTTGTCACGATAGGCTTCCCATATAGATTCACCTGACATTATACCAGCAGGGTTATAAGGCTGTGCATTCCAGATAGCTCTATTGACTTCCATGAAGCCATGCTTAGTGTACTCATCTGATGCATCTTTTTCTTTACCTTTAACTATCTTAACCTTGTCGTAGCCACATATTTTAGCTAGCTTTAATATAGCTTCTTCACCTGCTTTATCAGCATCCATCCACAAGCATATTTCACCGAAAGATCTTAGCCATTCTCGTTGTGCTAGAGGTGCTTTCATATTGCTTGCTGATGCTAAAGAGACTACAGGGTATATGGGTCCTTTCTGTTCATAAGATTCAGCTATGGCGAGAGTGTCTTCTTCCCCCTCTGTTATTACTAGTCTTTTTCCTCCTCCTGCGAAGTTCTGTTGACCGAATAACTGATCTCCCATATCACCTTGGAATCTAAAGGTTTTAGGCATTGTTCTTACTTTGCTACCTAGCTCTTCTTGATCTTTGTGGTAGGGATAGTAGACAGTATCTACTTGACCATTAGAATCATAGGAGCTTCTAACTCCAAACATCTCGGCTACCTTCTTACCTATCTTTCGTTTAGCAGCAGTACCATAGGGTAACCCACTCACTGGTATTACTGCATCTGCTTCTATTTGCACATAGGACTCCTTAGGCTTTTCACCTTCTTCATAGTTGTAATAATTTGTAGAGCAGCTAAAGCAATAACCTGATAGACGATCATCGTCTTCTAGGTATACTGCAACTGCATCTGAACTGTCACATTTGGCACAACTACTGTGCCTTTGGAATAGACCACTTCCCATAACTTACTCCTTGTTTTCTTGTATTTCTGTTAGTGTAAAACTAAGATACTCTCGGCCTCTCCCTACTATAACTTTAGTAGCTGCGATCTTCATGATCTGTTTATCATCGAAGCCGAACCATCTTTGTAATACATCTAGCAGTGTTTTAATGGGGTTATCTACATCACTTAATGACGTAGCGAATCCCCACTGAATGTCAAGCTTGAATCGCATTTCTGCAACGTTACGATTCGGAGGTATTTCATAACCAAATAACTCCAACGCCATTAACTCTTCGAACTTCCTATACTTGGCGCTTTTCTTGCGCTTCAAAGTATAAGCAGCGTTAATCGATAAGGGTTTTACGGGGCATAGCATATGCAGTTCCCATAATTCCTTACTGTAGTTAGGCATTCAGTATCTCCTTTTTACCTGTTTGCACATTATAACGCTCATTGGGTTCCTGACGGATATAGATCAGGTCAGTCATAAGCTGACAATACTTTAACCATTCAGGTTCATTAGACAGCGTACGATAGGCTTCTTTTACAACAGATAACCTATTGGACGTTGGTACCATTAGCAGGATTTTCTCAGCCTTCTTGATACCGATACCTTTAATACCGGGTATACCGTCTGTACTATCACCTGTTAACATCTGTAAGTGTAACAGTAGATGCGCACCGTCTATGTCGGCAGGGTGGTGTATATCTTTTTGAGGGTTATACACTGGTACAGGTACAGTCCGCAGATCTTTATCTGGACTGATTATGGTACCATTGTTAGCCATTGCAAGATAGGCTACTACATCATCAGCTTCTTCACCATCAGCTTTAATAGCCTTATAGTGGTTAACCAATCGCTCGTATACAGCATCCATGATAGCTTTCTTTTCAGGGTCTTCTTCAGACTTTCGGTGAGATTTATACTGTGGGTATATATCGTGCCTAAAGTTTCCTTTACCCTTAACTACAAAGGTTACATCATCTATATGTGCCCATAGTTCTGCTAAGACTGCCTCTATAGAATGGTCTAGTTTCTCTAAAGCTTCTTCAAGTGTTTTATCACCCCAAGAAGCTACATATACTAATGCATCAGCATCATAGTAATATTTCATCAGTGAACCTCCATTATATTGTTGTAGCTTCAGCATTATTATAATCTGGGTTGGCCCCTACTAGAGAGCAAAACTCAGTTATAGCTAGTTCTTCGGCTTCTTCTTGGCTGATAGCATCGATATAAATAGTACGTTCTATGCTACCTTCTACAACATTAATTATAAAACCTTTTAAGAATTTCTTACTAATTGGTTTACTATTCATTAGTGTACCTCCAGATAGTCATTACCACATTTAACATCACCAGCGCACATAAGAGTTATGCCAAATTTCTTAGGTGTTTCTTCAAAGCAACGTCTTATAATTCCTTCTGCTTGACCAGCATCAACAGGGTCTATTTCCCAGCTACACTCATCGTGATACGCAAGTAATTGTAAGAACTTTATACCAGCGGCTTCGAATCCTTCATTGATATCTACTATAGTGTGTTTGAAGATGATAGCTTCTGTACCTTGAATAAGATAACAAAATGCTTTATAGCTTTCTTCTACGATAATCTTTCGACCATCAACACCATATAAATATCCTCT